TGAACGTGTGTGTAGTATATCGCGATATATATTAAATTTACCTACAATGTGTGCACAAACTCATTCATCTCAATGGTTAGAAAGAACATTAGATGATTCAGCTATTAGAAGAATGATTATACCCGAATCATTTTTGGCTACAGATACGATAATACATACTATGATAAAAATAATGTCGGGTATCATAGTTTGGCCGAATGTAATAAACAAGCATATTCAATCAGAATTACCTTTTATGGCAACAGAAGTAATATTGATGAAATGTGTACAAAATGGCGGTGATAGACAAGATATACACGAAGCACTTCGAAAACACTCAATGGAGGCAAGCAGACAAGTAATAGAATATGGTAAAGAAAATGATTTATTAGAAAGAATAAAATCGGATATATTATTTAAATCGATTCATAATGACTTAGATAAATTATTGGATCCAAAACTATTTATAGGTAGGTCATCAGAACAGGTAACCGAATTTTTGGAAGAAAATATTTTATTTTAAACCAAATGGAAAATTCAAAAAAATTACAGTAACAAAAAAATTGATTTATTTTTTACTCATTGATCTACATTCATTGGCCCACACGAACCTATTATAATGACAACGCTTACAACTGCTGCTTCTACTAGAACAGGTATTCCCTATAAGGTTGTCAATAATATCATGTCATATATTCGCGAATATCGTACCATTCGTGAAAATGAAATGATATCTATGAAACGGAACATGTATAACTCGCAAAGAGTCCAGAGCGCATGCGCCAGATGGCACAAATTGCGCATATTAAAAAGTGTAAGGAGACTGTTTCTCTATTTGAACAAAATAAAATATAGTATGTTCACATACAATGAAATGAAACTTTGGCGGATAATTTCGGAGAAAAAGCGAACGCTTACCATCGAGATACAAAACATTTTGCAGCAAAAAAAATTCACAGGTAATAATGAGAAATATACAAATACCTGTATTACCACAATTGGTAAGTATGATGACAACTACGGTTTATTCCTTGCGTGCGCAATGAATCGCGTCTTCTGTAATGATGTAGCACGTTTGATATTAATATATATATAATTATCAAACCTTTTATTAGTTAGGTATTTAATATAAATTAGTTAAGGTGAGTTATTTTTTTAGTTTTTTAATAACTAGCATACGCGTAAAATATATAAAGATTATTAATAATATATTATATTCATGTATAATATTTTACTATTGTCATTTTTTTTGTTTCTTTATGCTCATGGTAATGAGTACAAACCAGTAGATGAAGTTGATTTGACAAAATATGTAGGGCATTGGTACCAAATTTATGGAGACAATTTCGATGCTCTCTTCCAGGGAAACGGAAAATGCTCAACTGCTGATTATGAGTTGCTGGAAGATGGAGAGGTATTTGTTACTAATAAACAAATAAGAGACGATTTACAAGATTCAATTACAGGATATGCTTATTATAAAAATGATGATTGCTGTGGTTACTTGACTGTTAAATTAGATGGTACACCAGAAGCACCTTATTGGATCCTTGAATTAGGCCCAATTGTTAATGATTATTATGAGTACTCAATTGTTTCAGATAATCTTGGGTTATCTCTTTTTATATTAGCGCGCAATGTAGAAGATTTTTACAATAAGTACAACGACAATGTACTTAAATCATTAGACACATTTGGATTTAATAAAGTTTGGAATAGTCCCGTGATCATGAATCAAACAAATTGCGACTATTTTTAATCACCATGCCTCAGTTATATTTATTCCAATTGTTACAATATAAACAATACTTACTTTTGTAAAAACCATAGACATTTATTAAATTTGTCTTACAATCTGTACAAAAAAAATCACCGCATATACAACACAATTTGTCGTTATTGAAAATATCATATCTATTACATCTTTTACATAATTTCAAATACTCTGTTATGTATCGTAAGACATATTCATCTATCATTATATATAGTGTATATAATGAAAAAAATACAATATTTTCTATTCCTTGTTGGTATCTTTTTTTGGTCGTTATGTAAATTGAAAATGAATATTACTGATATATATATATGATGGACTTGGATTGTACAAAGTTACCAACATTAGAAGATTGTTCAAGCGAAATGAATTGTTTATCAAAACACATAACTTATGATAATAATACAGTAACAATTAATAAAATGAAAGAAATATTAAATAAAATAAAACGTAACTGTGTCAAATTAGGATTTTATCATAATGTTCGATATAATAGATATAGGTATTTTTTGTTTTGGGTTTTTAGGCTCCCTTCTCTGGTATTATCTGGATTAAACGGGTTTTTCGCGATTGGTGTTCAAAAATATGTTTCACAAAATACTATTTCGGTAACAAACGCTTCCATCTCATTTTTATGTGGATTAATTACCAGCATAGAAATTTCTTTAAATTTACAAAAGCGAATGGAAATAGAATTGGATACATATAAGAAAATGTATAAACTAACTGTCGAAATTGATAAAGACGTCAATTGTATATTTGAGATCAATGAAAATGTAAAAACAAAATTATTAGAAACGGTTGAAAAAAAATATATTGAATATCAATCTATCATTTCCACTAGTAACATAGTAACAAGTATGGTTGTGTTGAACGAAGATGAGTTTGAAAAGATATATATCGGAAATGATGTCGAAATCAATCGGATGGCATTAACAGAAGATCAAGCACAACAGAAGAATAAATTAATATTGGACAAAATAGTAAAAGAATCACAATATATGTTTCCTTTTTTACATACTAGCCATGAAGAACCAGACGACCTATCCCCTGATATTCAAGATATACAATCAAAAAATTTTATTTAAAATACTACTCTTATATAATATAAAAAAATTAATATTTCTACTTAAAGCTTTTTTTATATTAAATATATGGAAAAAATCGTAAATGATAAATATATGAAATGGAAAACATGTATTGAAAATAATGAATTTATTTTTATTGATGACGATGAATATGATAAATTTACAAAGATCTACGAAAATGAAACAGAAATTAATAAAATATGTGATAAAAAAGAAGAAATTGTTGTAAATGAACTTCATATTACTGATTTCATTGAAGAAAACGACTTTTTAGAAGATACAAAATCGGAATATATAGAAAATGTCATTTATCTTTTATGGTTTATAATTTTTTCTGCGTTGTTTAGTATTAATATGAATACAAATACGTATGAAAATCTCGGATCTTTTTTAAAAAATACAAATATTTATGAAGAAACAAATATTTATGAACCAAACAACGATTTTGAAGACTTAGATTTTCTATTTTTTTAAATATATGGTGAAGGTTACCAAATAATTATGAAATAGTGTATGTATCTGAATCATCGTTCAAATACATGGAAAATAATTCGAACTCGTTTTCGCAATATAAATGAGGTTTGGTTTCCCATTCAGAAAACGGAATCGCCGCAGTGGTTGATTTATCAAATGATAAAAGTGTATTCAGTGCCATTAGGCGTCGGTCCATTGGTGGTATGCTATATGAGTACTTTCTCGACAATTGTTTCCATCGCCATTCGAATTGTAACGTAGATTTCCAGTCGGGAAAATTTCCTACATAACAAATACGATGCCATGTTTTTCCCTGTTTCGCTTTCGAAGTGGTGGCAAATGCGCCTCCCTTGATCTCATTATTATGTTGCCTTAACCGACGATTCACATCTATTGTTGCACCTACATATGTTGTCCCGTCGGAACATTTCAGAAGATATACGTACATTCTATATATTGTTACAGATTTTTATATGATATATTGAAAGTTCATATTTCTCACAATAATACAATTTGAATTAATGCTATACTTAAATAACACCGATTGTAATTAATTATAAATTGTATTCAACTGTCGATTTACTCGAACAAATGTACAGCATTTTGGTATATGTTTAATACAATGAGCGTTTATATAAGTACATGTACTTCTAACACCCCCTAATATATCCATTACTGTTTCTTCTAATGCTCCCTTATACTTAATTTTTATGGTCTTTCCTTCTGATGATCGGTATGAGGCTACTGAACCATAATGTTTTTTCATCGCTGTATCACTGCTCATTCCATAAAATAATTTGTATTTCACAGAATTTTCTTCAATAATGTCGCCTGGATTTTCATCATGTCCTGAGAATTGGCCTCCAATCATTATGAAATCAGCACCGGCACCATATCCCTTCGATACATCTCCTGGACAGGTGATTCCACCGTCGCCAATAATAAATCCATTTGTTCCGTGTGCTGCATCAGCACATTCGGAAATTGCAGATAACTGTGGCATTCCTACGCCTGTTTTTAGACGTGTAGTACATGCGCTCCCGGGACCTATGCCTACCTTTGCTATATCTACACGACCTCGCAATATTAATTCTTCAGTAATTTCGCGTGTAACAACATTACCAGCTACTATAATTTTGTCAGGAAATATGTCTCTAACACGTTTACAAAAATCAACGAGATGTTCCATATAACCATTTGCAACGTCAATACAAATAAATTTAACACTAATTCTTTCACATATAGATACCAATTTTAAATAATCTTTATCTGTAATTCCTGTAGATATCATAAAATAATTTTCATCTAGACCAGTATTTTGCATGGAAATATAATCTTCTACGTTATAAAATTTATGAAAGGCAGTAATGATTTTATATTTTGAAAGTACTTTATAAACATTATATGTACCAATTGTATCCATATTGGCAGCAATAATGGGAATTCCTGTCCATGTCTGTTTACTTATAGGAAATTCAAAAGTTCTTTCTAAATTTACTTCACTTCTTGATGACAGCGTTGAACGTTTTGGACGAATCAAAACATCACTGTAATCTAACTTGATGTCTTCTTCGATTTTCATAATATAGTTATTCATTACGAATGTTTAAGTATGTTTATCATAAATATTAGTATTCAAGAATAACGTAAAATTACTACTTATATCGGTTCCAACGGTTACAATAAATATAATACTTACTTTTATAAAAACCATAAACATTTATTACATCTTTTACATAATTTCAAAAAATCTGTAATATATTGTAAAACATATTCATCGATCATTATTATTATATAATATATAATCATACTGTATAATGAAAAAGTATATATTATTGTTTATTATTATATTTCTTATATTATTTACATCATATTATTTTTTTTATCACAAAAAAATGCTAACATTAGAAGATTATAAATCACAAAAAATTATTTCTAGAAAATCCATAATGAATCATTGTACTTGTGATTCTGAAATACATACACGCGCATTTGGTGGAGAATCACTTGATTTTATTACTACCATTAATTTCATGAAACGTACTGGTATTTTAATGTGCTCAATGAAAGGTATTGGTCAAAGATTACCAGAAAACTCCGACTGTAACTATTATTTAGATTGTCCAAACACTCCTCTTAGACCCAGTATCATAAATGATATTATAAATGCTAGCAACTATTATAAATATTATGATGAATTTAAAAATGATATTATTGTTATAATGTCTATGTCATTCTTAGATTTACATACACCTGATAAAATTCCTATGTATATTGAAATATTTGACTATGAATTTCCTGGATTATTTAAATGTGTAGGAGAAGTTAATTTGTGTAAACCAGCAATACAACATAATGATCGAAGTTGTGTACCCAAAAATACTATCAAAGATTGGTATATATTTATGAATATACTACAAAAACGAAATTTACCTATGTTTGTTCATTGTGATATGGGAAATAATAAAGAAAATACAAAATATTTATATTTATTCAAAGAAATGTGCGACTTATATCCAAATAATAAAATTGTATGGTGTCACATGGGATTGTCTAAAGAATTAATCAATATACCTGTTGATAAACATATCAATATATTAAAATCATTATTGGATAAATATCCAAATTTATATATTAATATATCATGGAGAATTATTTATGATAATTATTTTATACATGAAGATAAAATGATGAAATATGTAAATTTTTTCAACGTTTATTATAATCGTATATTACCAGCAAGTGATTTTGTAGGTAGTGTTAATAAAACATATAGTATATACGCCGAAGAATCATATATTACATCATATGTTTTACAATTTGTGGATAATAGAGCATTTCGTCATATCGCGTTAGGTCAAAATTTTATTGATCTATTCAAAATTAATTCTATACAAGCACCAGAAATTATTGACTAATGTTATTACTTTTATTAGCTGTTTTTTAAATAATATATATATTATTTAAAAATATATTAATACTATAAATATATAATGTTTTCACAAGATATTGATGAGTCTTCTTATTATGATATTAACGGTGAAAAAATATGCGATAAAAATGGGAAACGTATATTAATTCATATTTATGGTGAAAGTGTTCAAGATTTAGAAACTGGGGAATTATTTTCTTTACGTGATGACACAATTAGTAGCGAAGAAGACAACGATAGTAATGACGATAAAGAAGATATTGTGGAATTTTCATATTCTCTATTCGCATATAATTTATTTTTATGTATCATTTCCAAAATTTATGATTTTGTATATAATGTCAAAAATCGGGAACTCTAAAATATATATATACTATAATGGAATTAGTACAAGAAAATGATATATTCAAAAAAAAAGGAAAAATTAATATTCAAAAAAATACTATAAAAAATGTAAGGTTTAATGGTATAGTTTGTGTATTTTTAATACCTAATATAAATGATATATATGATATAAAACATTTATTATGGTACGATGATATTGATTATAAATTTTTTTCTAATGAGTATATTAAATTTTTAAAAAAACAATAGTTAACAACCACTACTTCCCATCGTAACATTCAAATAATGTATATGATCATCCGTTGAACATGTTGTCATATTACAATCTGTATTTTCACAATACTTGTATTCACTACTGTCATTATTATAACACACACCTTGCGAAATATGCTGATAATTAAATGCCATTGGTGGAACTACTGTTACCATATCATTATTATGTACCACTCGATATCCTTCTATCTTTTCATTGAAATCTTTGACAAACGCATCATTCCCCACTCGAGGTGAACCAAAATTGTAAAAATATTCTATCACGAAATCATTCATGTTATATATATCATATGTCATTAATGTACTTGCTGCCGCTCCCAAAGAATGACCCGTTATTAATAATGATTTTGTTTCATATTTCATCGATAAAATGTACAAATTTTCAAAGATTTGATCCTTTATATATTCATAATCTTTGTAAAATCCTCCTTCTACCTCTAAATTTCTATCCTCATACGGTGCTATTTTATATACTTGGATATTTTCTATCCAATTGTGCATGTTTGATGACCCCCTGAACGCCGTAAATATTGTTTGTGTTATATTATCATAACCCATTAATGCTTTCGATCCCATATTTTCTACTTCATATTCTAATATACAATCATTATCACATTCTGATCCACAATATGTCATTTCTGATAATTCCAGACTTCTTTTAGATATATTTTCTTTGTACATTGACGGATTTTTTGAACAGTTCACAAAGAAATGAATTAAATATAGCAAAAATATAACATTTTTGATCATTTTCTTTTATATATACTGAAATTATTTATTATATTCATATTTTATAAATGCCTTCTAAAAAAACATTGCGCGGTAAAACCTGTAGACTCGTTCACGGGAAAAAAGAAACATGCTGTATCAATCCGAAAAGAGGTCATTGGTGCTGGAGTAAGAAAACAAAACGAAATATTTCCAGGAAAATGAAAAAGGATTGTTGTAAAAATAAAAAATTTTCTTTGAAAGGAGGAAAGAAGAATAAAAATTGATGTTTTATAATTATATAATATAAAACATACACTATATCAGTACATTATGCAAGACTTTGAACAAGTTACTATGACCAATCTCAAATACACGTCCAAATCCACTGGACCGAAAAAAATCGTCTCCAAAAACCACACTGATCAACGCGCCATTAAAATCGAAAATGAAACTGAAACATTCTCTATACCCACCATTCCACGAGCATTAGCTCAAGAAATTACAAACGCACGCACCTCTAAAAAATTTACCCAAAAAGATATGGCTCAAAAACTAAATATTCTACAATCTTTGTACACTTCCGTTGAAAACGGTAAAGCTCTCTATGACCCTAATACAAAAAAACTAATTCAACGAATTGAACGCACTTTAGGCGTAAAATTCACAAAGAAATAATTTATTCTTTCATTTTTGCTAACTCAGCATTCGCATCATCACGTTCCTTCTCTAAACCTTTGATTACTTCGTATAATTCCTCCAATTCATTCCCCATATTTGTCAACAACTTTTGTGCCTCTTCTAACTCGCTTTGAAGCTTTGTGTTCGCCTCCTCCATACTCTTTAGTTGGTCCTCCATAGAACTCATATAAACGCACCATATTTTTTAATATACAAAAATTTATATTTATAATATTCTTTTTAAATAACTTTTGTAATCCAGGAATACAAATATTAAATTTTCTATATCTTCACAAAGATTGTATTTATTACACAAGTTTTTTACATAATAATGTATAATTATTTGAATTTTTAACTCATTTTTTATTGGCTTGTATTTCACTAATAAATTATATCTTTCTGAAAAATAGTCATGTACATGTACTTTCCAACATGTATTTACAATACTTTTATTCGTTATTATTCTCAAAAATACCATGTTTTTTAATTCTTTGTAATACTCTATTGTAAATTGTGTATTTTTTTCAAAGAAATCACCATATACATCTTTTCCTTCCCATATTGTTCCTAGAGGCATATCAATTGGTAAATGTATATATACTATTTTACCAGTAGTTTTATCATTTATTACATATTTTCCATTCTTCTGTATACCTAATTCCTTACTACCTTTCAAAAATGAACATCCGTTTAAATAATAATATGGATCACCGTATATCATAATTGAAAATGCTTCTAATATTCTAAAAATATATGTTAAAAAATATCAATTTTTTATAAAAATAATATATATGTCTAATCGAGAGATTATTCCTCATAACGATGCTTTAAATATGCTCGAATTATCTATGCTTGTTTATAATTACGGTAAGGATTTTAAATTGAAGAAAAATGAAGATATCGATTCCTTTATCACAGATATCAAAACTTCTGATTTAGGCGATATGGGTGAAACC